ATCATTTATTTTTTAAAAACTATCTCTCCTTCTCTTCTGGATTCAGCTTGGTAGCCTGGTATTGTCTTGAGTTGCTGAAGAATGTATGCTTTATATAAATTAGATTTTTGAAGCTTTCCTTGCTGTTTTTCCGTAGCTTCTAAGTAGAGTGCATTAGGATCTTTAGATGATATAAAATCTTTTATGATTACAGTTACGGTCGATAAGATGGTCAGTAAAGTCTTAATATTACTTTGAGAAAATTGGACATCATCGCCACTTACATCATAAGCCACATTATATGTTTTATCTAAATTTTGAAGTTTAGCCGGTAAGTAAAATTGTTTTGATACTTGATCTTGATCAAAATCTTCAAATTGTACAGTAACAGTCTCAGTAAAGTCTCCTATATCTACTAGGAACTTATACTTAGTATGACTTACTTGTTTCCAGTCTAATGGAGGAATGTTTGATTCTCCTATCTCTTTCATTAAAATTTCTTTTAAGATAGGAATCATTAATGTTGACATTTTACTCATATATTTTTATAATAAATATTAAATTCTTTTTTATAAGTTTATTCATATTTCCAGATAAATTTTCCGGCAGTAGCAAGCTTTCCTCTACAGCAAGCTGTAATGCTTCCTCTAGCTATTTTTAAAGAATCTCCGGCTTCTGCTGCTGAGTTCCAATTCTTTATTATCTCTCCTAGTAGGCTGTACTGTATAATTGCTTTCTTTCTTTTTATAGCAGCAGCTTTGTAATCAGTGTTGGCAGATCTTACTGTATAGTCGGTATTTGCTACTGCTTTTTGTGCTTTAGCTACTTGATCTGTATTTGCTAACCTTTTTTCTTGGAAAATCGAATAATCCATATTAGCTACTTGTTTGATTCGTGTCTCCTTTCCTTTTGCAGTTTTATAGAAAGCTTTTAGGTTTGCGGATCTCTGGTGTCTCATTTCCAATCCTTTTTCACTTTTGTAGAAAGCTTTTAAGTTTACTGATTGTTTATCTATTGATTCTTGAGAAACATATCCAGACTTATCTTCTGTGCTTGTTAGTCTACAGTTTAATCCACTCTCTCCTACAACATTGTAAAATTCCTGCCAGTGTCTTTCCTTTATGTTTAGCTCCTCTACACTACATTGTTCTATAATTTCAAAGATGTGTTCAGAGAAACCGTATTTTACTAGTGAGTTATATAGTTTTGGTTGACCTTTACATTTTAACTTTACATAAGATTCTTTTCTTTTTTCTATATTAATGGCTTGTCCTATATATACTTTTTCACTTGGACTTGTTATTTTATAAATCCCTATCATATTAAATAAAAAAAGGAGAAGTTAGAATAGGCCCTCTGCAATAAGGTGTTTTTCTAAAATCTCCGTAATGTTTTTATAGAGTAATTGCAGTACTCTTCTTTAATATAAATAGCACTAAAAAAGATTTTTAACTAACTTTTTATACAAAAGTAATGGTATTATCGTCTTTGTTCCAGTCAAACGTCATTGGCTTTTGAGTGTACTTATAACTCTCATCCAATACTGAAGCATTGAAGAAGTGTGTACCATCTATAAACTCATAACCATATCCTGAATGAATGTGACCACAAATGTGAATTTTAGGTCTTAGTCTCTCAATTCTTTCTGCTAGTAACTCACATCCTAAACCATCCCACTCTCTTCCTTTTACTGTATCTAAAGTACCAAATGCTGGACCATGAGTAATAAGAATGTCTGTGTTGTCAGGAATTGCTTCCCACTTACCTGCTAATTCTATTCCATTTTTTGGTAAATTAAATGCCCATCCGTAGAAGGCTGGTTGCCAAGGTGAACCATAAATACGAATGTTGTCTTCTGGAGAGTCTCCATTGGGACCATCAAAGTAAAGTGTTACTTGCTCATCTTCAAGATAATCAATCATTGGATAGTCTTTCAAGTATCCTTTTACTACTTCAGGCTCAAGTTCAAACAATCGATCATGATTACCTGCAATGAAGAATTTATCATTGTATCCTCTTATGTTTGAGAACCAAGTACAGAAATCATGGATATCATTTTTATTGTACCCTGAGTTCATTAAGTCTCCTGCAAATAGTAGTAAATCCCCTCCAGGTAAATCTGTTAGGGGAATTAATCCATGTTTCGTATGTGTGTCACTCAGAACCGTTACACGTGTTTTCATTTTATTCTTTTGTTTAGAAATTTATCTATTTTTTCTGATTCACATATCCATATTAATCCACCTACATATCCTGAAACTAGATTGAATATAGGTAGTAGGGATAGTACAATTATGCCCATTAAATCCAATACCGTTACTTCCTCTGATCTATTAACTATAACTAATACAGATAATATTAGAGGTATAATATAAAAAACTATTAGTGATAATATCATTCTCCTCCTCCTTTTTTAATTAAGTAATACCACAACCAAATAAACTTTGATCGTATTAGTTCATATCCTACTAGTACTAATAAGTATTTCATCTTACTTTAAATTTAATCTCTTCTTTGCTAGTTCTTCTAATACTAGACTCTTTACTCTATAATTTCCAGACATTGTTGTTATTTCCCAAAACTCTTTAATTGATAGTGCTGGTTTGTTTTCAATGATGTATTTTTTTGCTTCTTCTTCTGTTAGGAAGTATGCTCTTATTTCAGAATTAAATTTAACTTCTGGATATGCTTTAATATAATCGTGATAAAAATTCTCTTTATTTACATACCATACAATATCTTTTGGAAAAATATCTTTTCCATCATGTGTTAGATAGATTGGTTGTTTTTGTTTAATAGCATGAGTCATGTGACAACTACCTGAATCATACCTAAGCCATATTCCTTCCTTAACTAAGGGGTGAGTATTTACACTAATCTCAGTAATAGTGTGTATAGAGCCATGTTGATATACTTTTATTTTATCACCTACCGTAAATACTTCACCATCTGAAAGACGTTCGACTGAATATATTGTACCTTCGATTGGACAAGATTTTAAAATTTGATAATCCTTTTCAACTACTTTCTCAGTTGACTCTAGCCAATTTCCTCCACAATTTTCTTCCCAATCAATCCAGATTCTGTCAATACCATCGTAGGTATAGTTGCCAGAAAAGTTTTTACCAAAACACTTTTGTTTAATTTTAAACTGTCTTATACTGTGTCTACCATTAATATCAACTGTTTTAGCTTTATCACCTACTGTAAATATTTCACCATCTGAGAGACGCTTTACTGAATAGAATGTACCTTCAATTGGACAAGTTTTTAGAATTTCATAATCTTTCTCAACTACTTCTTCCCAGAATTCAGGTTGATTCTCAATCATTCGAGAACCATACACGTTTCCTGTCTCTATATTGTGGTACGTTCCACAATGTCTTTTAAATAATATAAATCCTAGCTTAGGGGATGCTGGGTATTCTTTTATTAATTTATACTTTTTCATTTTGTATGTTTTTATATAAGTAAATATACGAAATTTATTTCGATAAAACAAATAATTCATAGATAGAATTTGTAGTTCTAAACTTAAGATATCCTTCTTTTTGTTCTAGGATTTCTACAGTATCAGTACACTGCCAAGTAAAAAACTGACTGAAAGGAGACATTAGAAGACTTCTTCCTACTGCTACTTCCTTATGTTTTGATTTGAACTTACCATTGTCATCAAACTCTAACCAACAAACATCCTGAGATTGTTTTGTTAGACCATCTCCTTCTCTTACTAGTTTGTATTGCATATACTCTGCTCCGAATATTTCTACAAATCTTTCATCTAAATGTAAAGTACCATCCTCTGCTTGAGATAGTAATACTTTTGGTTGTGCTCCTCCTACCATACTTCTTCTTCTTCTAATCCGTCCATTAATGTGACATCCCATTCTGAGTTGTCATCGAAATCAAATCCTCTAAAATCTCCTTTATAATCAGAGTGTTTTTCATGCATGTTCGTAATAGCATTTACCCAAAAGTAAGATACTAGAACTACTACAATTGCCATTGTTACGTATACTATTAACATACTACTTTATATTTAATTTATAATCATTTACAATTGTATAACCACAAGCATTGTAAATTTCATTTCCAAACTCTACTGTTGATACAAAATGTTTTTCATCTAATATATTTTCAAGTAACATGATATAGATAAACTCTTTTAAGTTAACTGTATTGCTTCTTGTTCCTTCTTTTCTAACAAATGCTGTGAAGTACCACCCTGGTGTTCCAAAATTCTCTTTACTTCTATCCATCCAAGTGTGATACATTTTATAAATACCTGACGATGTACTTACTTCTTTTATAAATTTTCCAGCAGGCATTGCTACGTTTCTATCTTCCCAGATCATTATTTCATGAGAGATGTCACTTGTTTCATTCTTACCATTTTTAGTTACCCATAAATCAAATGATAGGTTGTACTTCTTTGGTTCAAGATACATTGAAACACTGTAGGCTGCTATTAGACTTTGAATATTATCTATCTTTTTTGGAAAGTAATCATTGGTTGTATCTCCTCCAAATGGAGATTTTCCTGTAAATATTTCTGGATATCCTATTACACCTCTGTTTTTATTTGGTGTTATGTATTCCCAACCTATTTTATTTCCATCTTGAAATAAAGTTTGAATATATTTCTCACCTTTTTTTAATTTCCATTCACCCCATTTATTATTTAGTACTTTAGAGGATTGAAAATCAAATTGTGAGTTATATTCCATTCCTTCTATAAACAGTCTCTTGCCATCAATATGTACCTTACTAAACTGCTTATTTAATTTTTTTAAAGAATCTCCTCCTTTAATAAGATGGTACATATAAATTAAGTAATTCTTTGCATTTTCTAAATAATATTTCATGCTAATTGTGTTTGAATTGATTTAATTTTTTTATTGAGACATTTCTTTGCTCCAACCTCTGTACACCAGCAATTTTGTAGTGTGAAGAGGATAACTGCTGATAATATAAGTAATTTTTTCATTAATCCCACCAATTTCTAATGTTTGTTTGTAATACTTTAAATAATAACTTATGTGCTCTTTCAACATTCATATGTCCTATACTCATTGCTATGAAGTGTTTATCATCCTCTCTTCCTTTTATGGAAGCAAATCCTTCACCGTTTAGAACTCTTCTGTACATGTTTGGATACTTCCCAAAAAACTGATCATACTTCTCCCAAATATTTTCACTCTCCCAAGTTGAATATCCTTCCTTACCCTCACATGGTTCAAACCAATGTCTATCTTTTGCATAATCCATATGCTCTAGGTCGTAATAGTTGTCCTGGAGTTTTTGCATTAAGTTTATGCATAGATTCATTCTTTGGGCATCGTACTGGGCTCTTGTGTGTCTGTCGTTGCTTCCAATGTATTTGGATTGAGCTTTTAGTTTGTGTTGTAGGATTCTAAAGATATAATCATGATCCCAGTTTCTATCTTTCCAGATAATTGGAAACCAGTAAATGATATTTTTTACTCCGTGTTTAAGGAACTTGTGGTAATATCTTCCATCAAACTTCCACCATAGAGATATTTTATCCCAAAGGTTTAGTTTTGGCCTGTCTTCAAAAAAATCTTTCATCTTATTTCTTTTTAAATTTGTTAAACCATTCATTAAAACTTCCAAAAAAACCATTATCTGATTTCATACCATTATACCAAGATTCCTTCATATCTTCCTCACTATAACTTCTTTCTTGTGCTAATTTATAAAATAATTGTTCTATATCATAAGCACAACTTGAAGCATCCATAGCATCTGTTTCTACATCTTCTCTTGGGATTTGTCTAACTATTGAATGAATTTTGTTGTATAAATCACTCCTTTCTACTTTCCTAACTTCTTCAAGTGTTTCTGGTCCACAATCACAAGTTGTAGTATGACCACAATAACATTTTGTTTGTTTTTCTTGTGGAATGATGATTTCATAAAAATATTCAATTGGATTAAAATCTCCATATAAATTTGTTACTAAAACACTCTCACAACTTGGATTATTAACAAACCATTCAAGAAACTCATTATCAATTTCTCGTACACCATCTTTGATTAGGTCTTGGTCTGTTGTTAGGATAATTTTTTTACATTCGTGTCCTAAAATATTATCTGTTGAAAATCTTTTAATTCCTTGACTATCAAAAGCTATTAATTTTTTATCTTCTAATTTCCATTTTTGATTAAATTTATCTAAATACCAATCTCTTTCTTTAATTTCTTCATCAGAAGTGATGTAGATGTGTTGGTTTTGACAATCTAATTCAGTATTTTCTAACATTTGATTATCAAATCCTAAACCCTCATCTTTAGTTACAAAGACTCTACTTGGTTTATCTGTTGGTAATATGTGTATGTTTTTCATACTATACTATTTTTACTAATTTAATGTATTGAACATCTTTTCTTGATAATAACTTACCTATTGCTTGACCTAACCAATTACCTTTAACAATTACAACAGCGTACTGTGTTATGATTGTTTCAGCTTGTTCTTCACTAAGGAAGCCTTCTCTGAATAAAGCACTAATGATAGCCTCTTTAGCATTGTTGTAATTTTGTAGATCACCAGATAATTCTAAATCTGTGGTTGAATAACTTGCCATAACTTTTGTTTTTTATTTATACTTAAATATACGAATTTTATTTTACTTCTCCAACTTTTTAATGCGAGAAGTTTTTAAACAATACAACATATCGTCTCCTATGTGTTCGTACTGTAGACCGTTGATTTCAACTGTTTTTCCGTGTTTCTTAGCTGTTGTAATTGATTTTAGGACACTTGATACATCTTCACACCAAACTCTCTTTCTTATCATAACTTTTATTCTGTAAGTTTAAATGGGAAGATTGAAATCATTAATATAAGTATTGCTTCTGAGATGGCTATGAAACCTCGTTGATCCAAGGTCCACTGAGTTGCATCGAAGCTACCTACTACAAAAGCCATTAGTAAATATCCTATTAAAAATGCAACTACTGCTAGTAAACTTCTTGCTATTATTTCTTTCATAACTTATTTTTTATTTGTTTCTAATACTTAAATATACAAAAAAAGACTTGAATAAACAAGCCTTTTCTTAATTATTTTTATTTATTTATTAACTCTATTTCCTTTCCTCTAGGTTTGATTTCAATTTGAGGGTATTTTTCTTTACACAATTCAGCACATTTCATAAAGATCTGATGTCTGTAATCGTTTAAAGGATGAAGTCTTATTAAGGATGGCTTACTGCTCATTAAATATTTAGGAATAATCTCATCTCTTAGAATTTTACATATAGTATCTGAACGATTTTCATCCGATCCCCCTTGAAATGAGTTAGGATCAATTGCATCTCTATTTCTTTCGTAGTCATATACCTTTACAGGATTTCCTGCTAAGTCTTTCATTATGTAATAGGACTCTACATATCTAGAAGAAGGATCAAATGATACTTCTATTAAATTTCCAAACCTATCTTCAAATGTCCAAACATTAGGTGAATCCTCTGAGTATTTGTAGGCAAAGTCAGGATTTGCTAATTCTAAAAACATTAGGACTTCCTTATAGATTATAGATTCAGATTCATTGAGATTAGCTTCTACTGTCTTTTGTATAATTTCACTAATTAGTTTTGATAATTTTATCATGTCTTATTTTTATAATAAATATAAAGTCTAGTGGCTATCTCCTACATCATTCTTCTCTCCGTACACAAGATATTCCGGATTTATACACTTTGCTACTTTTTTTCTATCACCTGACATTATTTTGATTACAATTCCTTCATGTGGTACTTTTGTCCCTTCAATGAAGTTGTTGAATGTGTATTCATCTTGAATCTCTTGATCCCATTTTCCTTCATAAAGAACCTCTACGTGAGGAAGTTGTAATATATCTTCAGTAATAACCTGAGTTACTTCTGTTGCACAATATTCTCCATCTATTTTAATATCGAATGCTGCAAACTGAATATCAGTTAAACCATATTCGAAATTCTTTTGAATACCTGCTCCATAGATTTCTCCATAAAGGATAATTCCTTCACCTAAATCAGAACCTTGACGTTTTGCTTCTTGCCAAAGTTTGTTTTTGATATCATACTTCTCAGCAATTGTTCTCCAAACATCAGTTGAATAAAATCCTTGAGAGTCACTTCCTTTCTCACAGTTATGAGATCCGTAAATGTATTCATAGTCAATCCACTCATTTGCAATTCTTAAGAATTTTTTTACTTTATCCCAGAATGTTAATTTACTTTTCTTCACGATACCGTATCTGGCATTTGTTCCATGGATCTTTCTAGTGATTTGAACTTCATCTTCTGGTGTGAACATCCCATCAACGTTTTTAAGGTTTGGGAATTTGTAGTAGATGTGGAAGTTCTGATTGTCTCTCCATTTGATTTTTCTACCTGATGCTAATTGAATTTGTTTAACTGGTGGTTCGTATTTAGTAATACCAAGTTCAGCCATCTTATCTTCTCCTTCTTTTAAGTATTGTTGTTTAGCATACTCAGTTGGAATGATTAAACATTCAGAATAAACTCCTCTTAACTTTACAGTTCTTACTCTAGTACCTTTTCTTAGGTAAGAAGTAACTCCCATCTTCTCAGATAATTTTTCTGGAATAACTCCATCAGTAGTTGCAATGATTGTCTCATCACCTACTTTAAATTCACCTTTTTTAGTAATTGCATTCCATCCACCTGCGATTACAAGTTCGATGTTATCTGCTCCTTCAATTGCTCTTACTTCGTTTATTTTTGCTATAAAACAGCAGCTGTTTAAATTTTCCATATAACTTACTTTTTTAATTTACAATTATCAAAATGCCATCTTGTCATAGCATTTCCTCCTTCTTTACTACAGTGAGGACATTTTTTCAATTCCTGAGGTCCTTTTGGTACTCTCATTGCTTGCTTATGCTCTTCACTGTAGATTCTTCCTTTTCTAACTTTTGAGAGCTTATCTCTATGTTCTTGGGTGAAGATTTGTTTCTTTCCAAATTTTGGATGTAATGGACCTTTTTTTCCATACATCGGACTATTCTCTCCTCTAGTCTTTAAGCTCAGTTTTAATTTACATTCTTCTGACTTTCTTCTACCTGTAGAAGTCTTGCTTATTTTTTCTCTAGATTCTTCTGATAGGTTCTGAATGCCGTCTCCTCCACTTGTCATATTGACTAGTACTCCTGTACCGAGATCAGATCTTCCTAGCTCCTCGATTAGTTGCTTTTCCAATGCACAAGCATTTTCCCAACTAATTCCTGTTTTTAAAATTTCCACTCTATAAGCAGTCTTTTTTGCTATACCCTTCCAATGTCTATTTCTTGATTCAGTGCTATAGGCTCTCTTTTCAGTTTTTCCTATTCCTATGTAAAAAATCTCTTCTTTATCCTCTCTAATATGTTGATAGACTACTGCCATTTCTTTTATTATAAATAGCAGAAAAAAACCTAAACCCTGTTATTATTTTCCATATACTATTTAGATAGTCTTACAGATTCGTCTGTTACGTATAGGCATTCTGGACAGTACTTGCATGTAACTGTCATTAGTACATCCCCTGAATAGCAGTCAGATACTCCTGTCCATTCTAATTCTATATCACAATTAGGGCATTTTTCTTTCTCCATCTTTTTTAAATTTTAAATATTGTTTATAATGGTCTTCTTCTAACTGATTAGGTGCGAACTCTTCCCAATGTTGTACAATTCTTTGAGCACATACTTTGTGTAATTCTTCCAAAAATGCCACACAGTGATGTTCTTCTAAAGCATCAATGTATTGATTGGCTTGTTCTTCGTAATCATGACCATCCCAAGTCTCACTTGATATAACTGCTTCTTCTAATGATACTTGGATCTTATGAAGAAAAACATGTACATATGTACTATTTCCTAATTTAATTGATTTCATTTTATAATTTTGAATTTATTTAGGTCTAGCCATTTTAGAAAATGAACTGCTGTCCATTCTTCTCCTTATATTTCTCCTTCTTTAGGATCAAATTGTTTTATGAATCCTGGTAGGAAGTCGTGTTGTTCTTTTTCCATTTAGCACCAAATTATTTTTCTTCTTCTTGGAATCTTTTCTCCCAAATCTGTCTTACCTCGTAAGGTTTTGCTACGTACTGATTTAAAGCTTCCATTCCTTCTTTAATTGTTGTAAATGGAATTTCTTTACATCCCACAGAAACAATACATCCTAGGGTTAAGAATCTAATCCTTACTTCATAATCTCTAAGACATTCTTGTCTTGATGGTCTCCATTGTTCCTCTGCACATTTTGGTGCTTGTTCATCATACCTTGCTAGTGCTTGCATTGTTGTTGGTGCTGCTACTGGTTCTACTTCGTTCATAACTATTATTTTAGTTGGTTTAAA